GCACTATTTGCATCATTATTCGCTTGTGCTAATGTAACAGCAAGTCTCTGTCCCTGTGCTCCAGCTACTTTTACAACCTGATAGTTTGTTCTAAGTAAATTTCCACCTGTATTATTTCTAACCCTAGATATAACACTCTGACCAATTGGAACGCTGTAAGTATTACCCTTTACAGAAAGCCTAACGGTTCCATCAGTATTGTCCCAAGACATCACCCCTTCAGCAGAAGGAATGTTACTACTTGATGGATTGAATCTAACGAAATCAGTAATCAGTCCATAGGTGCCAAGATCTAAATCTTGAGTAGCTCCTGTGTACGGAACATAACCAGTTAAAGCAGATCCATAATTTGGAATATTAAGCGTATTGCTTATCAAAGTAGCAGGGCCACTTGTACCTGTAGTAGTTAGAGTCAAAGCACCTTGAGCTCCAATGTCACTCAATAGTTGAGCACCTGTTCTGTACTTAATAACGCCTCCATCGGATACAATGAATCTATCCGTATCAGTAGTAGCATTAGCAATTGTATTCACATACAAGTTACCAGTTATCTCAAGCTTATATCCATTGTCTACAGTTCCTGTCCCTAGAATTAGATTGCCATTAGCAAACATTCTAGATACTTGAGTTCCTCCAATAGACTGAATAATCAATCCATCAGTATAGCTATGAACAGTTGACCTCGGTGACCCGAAGTTATTCATCTGAATTGAGTACGTATACGCAGTCAATCCAATGTTGGTGAAGTTTACAGTTCCTCCAGTCGCACTATTGTACTGGAAGTTAAACGTATCAGCAGCATAAGAGAGTGGGCTATTAATCAATGAACTAGCAGTTCCCCACATTGGTAGCGTATTCGCTGTACCACTTCCACTTACCTTACTATTAAATGTAGTCCAGTCAGTTGAGCTTAAGTATCCATTTGAGGATGCTCCTGACTGTGTGATTCCTATTACTCCTGCTGCAAATGTAATTGGTGCAGTAACTGAAATTACTTCTTGCTTGCTATTAAATGCATTCCAGTCTGCACTAGACAGATATCCATCTGAAGATGCTCCTGCTTGAGTAATCCCAATCGTACCGGATCCAGTAATTGTACCACCAGTAAGTGGCCCACTTGTACCAACACTAGTAACAGTACCTACATTCCACGTTCTATTCGCAGTAAGGTCGTATGTTGTACCATTGATGGTAAGAGTTCTAGTATTTAATGCACCATCAGTGATTCCGTACCCTGCCAATGTAGTTGGGGTTCCAGTAATCTTGCTCCATGCTAGTGAAGCAATCCATGATGGGTTAGTATATGACTGGTCTGTACGTACATCACCTACAGTCCATGATCTATCTGCACTTAAATTGTATCCAACACCATTGATGGTAAGAGTTCTAGTAGTTGGTACAGCACCTACATCACTAGATGTAAGCACAACAGCACCTACGTATCCATTGACACTTACTACAGCATCAGTGTTGTCTACCTTCTCCCATGCGGAACCATTATAAATAGCCCAGTCACCTACCTGCCAGTCTGTAATACCATTCAAGTTAGTGTTACCAGCTACATTAACTACATAGTAATGTCCCTGTACACCTACTGAACTTTGTAAAAATGGATTGTTGGTAGCAGCATTCCACGTACCTTGGTATTCAACACCACCAGCTAGTCCATTGATTTGGTTCTGAACCTTACCAAATGCCTGCAAGATGGTATCTGTAGACACTACAGTGCCACCAGTTACGTTTAATCCTGTCAATACCTTGCTGATTACAGCAGAGTTACTTAATGTAACAGTTGCATTCCCTGGTCCAACCGCAGTTGCTTCTCCAGAAAGCTGTGTGATATAAGATCCTTGAGCCTGATAAACAGGAATATTAAGTACTTTACCGATATAAGTAGCCGTACCACTAGTTCCAATTGTAGTTAAGCTATCAAGCGTATTTAGATCCCATGATCTATTGGCAGACAGATTATATGTCGTACCGTTAATTGTAAGTGTTCTAGTCTGAGGAGTATAAGCAGTACTATCTAGGCTTCCATCAGCCTTAACAAACTGAGATGCAAGTCCTCCCGGAACAATAAAAGAAGATGCAGTAATGTTAAATGAACCCAAGTTGACATTACCAGTAGCACCTACATAGGGCACATAGTCCTGACCAATTAATTCACCAATCTCACCGATAGTAAAGTTCTTGGTAATGTTTAAATCATTTACATCGGTACCAATTAACAGATCGTCAACGGCAGGTGTAGAGATAATTGGGTATGTGCTTATTCTTGCCATAAGGGAAGATTAATAAATTTAATTACTTTAAGTCGTCAATATCAGACTTAATTTCTTTTACTCTACTCAACAAACTCTTGAGCATCTTCCATATATCAATACTGTAAGCTTCTTCGATGTTCTCCTTTACTGATACTAATTCAATAAAGATTAGTACTATGGCACACATCTTAGTAAACATGAACTCAATACCGAACCATAGAACAACAAACTCATTTAAAAGATACTTGTCCATAAGGAAAAGGAAAAGAACTGTTACTTCATAAAGAAGCATCTTACTAACTATGGTAGAAAGCTTTCTGCTTCTAATACTTTTCAAACCATGTAACTTTATAGATTTAAATATCCCAGTAAAAGTGTCAAGAATAATAGCCATAGCAACGGCAACAAGAAGCCCATAAATTGGGACAAACAATAGAAGTAATGAAGCAAAGACGTAGTGTAGATATTTCATCTTCCTTGTCCTTTATAACTCTTCTTATAAAGCTTGCTACTCTTATTACTACTAGTAGAGTTCTTAGCAGCTAAGCCCTTCTTCTTATGCTTCTTCTTGTAGATGCTACTTACTATCGCCTTTGCCATCTTAAATGCTGATAATAATTCCGATTACCATAGTGCAACAATGTTAAGAGCTGTAGTCGTAGAAGCAAATACTCGCACTACTTGAACAGGAATGAATGTACCATTTGGTACTCCCTGAAACGTAATGTCATCTCCTCCTGCTGTAAGCACTCTAAGGATTCCTCCAGTACCTACATATAGTACGCAGCCATTATTCCCTGATCCATTCTCAGTAGATACACTTGGGATGTCTTCAGTGTCACTCTTTGTGACAATAGCAGCTCTTGATGCTTGTAATTTTTGATATGCCATAATCTTATTAATTAATCTTCGTTATATGGAAACGCACGGTTAAGTGCATCTTTTCTTTTTGCACAGCCACAATCTTTTCCTGCGGCCTTAGCAACAGTCTCAACCACCTTCTTGATTCCAGTAGCTGTAGTTACTTTCTCTATAGTATCTCCTAATCCCTTGCTTTTCATATTGTTATAAGAAAGAATGGCACCAACCAATTAAGACTGATGCCGCTCTAACTCTGTTTAGATGAATAATTTATTCAGCTTCAGATTGCTCGACTTCAATACCTTCGACCCATCCAGCCAAGAACTTAAAATCCTCAATACCTTCAGTTGAGAAAGTAAACTGATGAAATTCAAAAGTCTCATCAAGAAGTTTTCTCATGTCCTTAGCCATGCCTCTAAATCCTTCTTTGGTAAAGTTGTAATCTCCATTTTCTTTTAGATTCAACACACCATTAGTAGTATGAGCATGATCAAGTCTAATGTCATCACGCTTCTCCGTGTATTCTTCAAATACAGGCTTAATCTTTTCAGCTATCTTCTTAAGCTTAGCCTCTACCTTACTTCCTTTTTCAGCCTGAATTAAATTCAATACTTGAACTAGGGATAATAACTCTGAATTGGTTTTTGTTACTTTCTGTGACATTTGATTAAATTTTTAATGATGAACAAATATAGTTAAACTTTGGAAATTCTTTTACCCATACCAACTTTACTCTTCTCTACTTTTTTTGCAGCAAGCTTTGCTGGACTTATTTCACTCTTAGTCTTTGGTGTCTCTGATGATATTCTCTTGGTGGGTCGACAGTATTCATTACGTCCACCTGTACCACAAGCCTTACCAGTTTTAGTATCTTGCCACTTCTCTGCTTCCCATCTTTTCAGTGATGTACCCGATTCAGTTTTTCGAACTGAACCAGATGCCTTCCTGCACTTAGCAATAGCCTGAGATGCCCTAGCTGAAGGGAACACATCGTAAGATGCTTTAACCTTTTTGTAGCAATAGTCTTTCATTTCTTTGATAATACTTTCTTCTTGGCTTGAGAACTCAACTCCATGAAGTGATATAAATCCTTACTGGAAGCAGTGTGGCTTTTACCAGTCATAATCTTTCCATTATGAGCATGCTGGTTACCAGTCCACTCAACTCCATCCTTTAAATAATGACCTTTACTTTTCCAAGACTGGCTCATTAGTACTTCCCTCTCTTACTCTTAGGTGATGATTGAGTAGATCCACCAGGACCTGCCCATAAGTTCTTACATGCCCAGTACTTAGCAGATAATTTATCTGTAGCACTGTCGCATTTATGACGAGCCTTAAATGAAGACCGTGCCGCTGCTGAATAGTTATGACCATAACCCTCGGCACCAAAGTGAATTAGCTTTTCTTGTCCATTAGCACAAGCCTTTACCATTCTCTTTTTGCCGGGTCTGTCAGAAGCAACGACACGGTTACATTTCATCTTAGACTTCTCAGCCATTAATACTTCTTTTTACCTACAGCTTTTTTTACTACTTTCTTGGCTACAGCTTTAACAGCTTTCTTCACCATTGATTTCTTTGGTCCACCTAGGACAGCAGTCTTGGGCATACCCATGGCCATCATTTGATCTCCTTTCATTTTGTTTTTGGTTTGTAAGAGGTTGCGGTTTTAACTTTTTGTGTGCAAGGTTTCATATTATTATTCATTTAATCGTTTCTTTTTCCTCTTGGTTTTAAAGCACTTGTTAATGCGGCTACTCCAGTAGCTGTTGATACAGCTTCTCCAATAGCAGATCCTATTTTTGCGGCTCTATCAATTCTTTTATCAACTAAAGTTCCTTGACGAGATGCTTCAATATTGCTCTGCCATCTAGCCTGCTTCTTTTCTTCCTTATACTGTTTTTTAGTAAGAGGCTTTCTGTCTCCAGGATCTGGAGTCTCAGCTAGCGGAATATCTTTACGTTTTATTTTCAACATGACATTGTTACCTTTGTTTACAAATGTAATAATAAAAATGAAATCAAATAAAAGAGACTACCTGAAATTCTGGAAAGTAATCCGTGAATACTTT